ATGTCAAAAAGAAGATTCATTAACAATATTATTCCTTTATGACTTCTTTTGAGAACCCCTTTTTGAGAACATTATAAAAACGATATAGAAATATGTCATAAAGAAATAATATACTGATGAATCTTCAGACACTTCGTGACAATTTCAGACAATTTGCTGTTCTCAAATTGGCTCCAAAAACCCCAGAATTGAAGGATTTTTACAAGGCATATATAGAGGCACATAATGAGGCGTTGTTAAAATCGGTATTTCCGAATTCGGGGTTCGATTTATTTGTCCCAGAAACGACTACTGTGGTTGGAAAAATGAAGACACAAATGATATCGATGGAGGTGAAAGCCGAAATGCTAGATGGAGGAGAACATTCGTGTGGATATTATATGTTTCCAAGATCATCTATTTCAAAGACGCCTCTTATGTTGGCAAATCATACAGGGATTATTGATGCGGGATATCGTGGTCCTTTGATAGGCGCTTTTAGAAATACTACAGACAACGAATATATAGTAGAAAAAGACGTGAGACTCCTTCAAATCTGTCATCCTTCATTATGTCCTATTTATGTAGAATTGGTGGATGAGACAGAATTATCGACAACAGAAAGAGGCGAGGGTGGATTTGGTTCTACTGGAAAATAAAAAGATTTCCATTTGTTATTATATAAAATTATTATAATAACAAAATAAAATGTCGAATAAACATACCAGAATATATAAAGGTAAAATATTTACTAAAAAAGGGTTGGAACCAGGTCATAAAAAAATAATTACATTTGATTTAGATGAAACGTTAGGGGCTTTTGGAGAAATGTATATTTTATGGCAATCGTTCGGTCCTACACCGATAAATTCATCGAGTATTTTTCGAGAACTTATGAAAATATATCCCGAATTTTTAAGACCAGGTATTTTCCCCATTTTAGAGTATTTGGCATATAAAAAACGAATGGGTCAATGTTCTCATATTTTTCTTTATACAAATAATCAATGTTCTCCTATTTGGGTAGATTTAATTTTAAAATATTTCGACGAGCAATTAGAGACATCAAACCTTTTTGACAAAGCGGTGAAGGCCTTTAAAATAAATAATGAAATAATAGAACCGTTGAGAACCAGTCATCAAAAAATATATAGTGATTTGATACGATGTACGATGATACCCAAACAATCTGAATTATGTTTTATTGATAATACATATCATCAAAAAATGGAACACGACAGGGTTTATTATATACAACCGAAATCATATGAACACGGATTGTCTGCGGAAGAGATTGTCGATAGAGTCGTGAAAAAATGGACGATAACCCCATTTCCTCCGGGATTCGAAAACGGTTTGCGCGAAATGTTCTCTACTTATGTCAAAAAGAATAATTCGTCGGCTAACGAAGCAATTACTGTTTCTCAAAAAATAATGTATCATTTAAAAGAGTATTTTTTATTATCGACGAAAAAGCCGAAAACAAAAAAAATATCGTTTGGATTAGGAAGATTTACTAGAAAACGATAGGGATGCCTCTATTCTGGTCCTTTTACACCACCCCATTTCCATCCATTTTCTTCTTTTGGTTGTGATTTTATAGTTTTATTTCCCTTTTTGAACTTCATTTTTGGGGTATATTCCTCTTCCTGTTCCTCTTCTGGTTCTTCGTGCTGTTCCTCTTCATAATATCTGCGGGATTTTTTAAATTTCTTAGGTATATTATTTTTCTTTGTGTATCCGGGTTTTTGGACGTATTTTTTACCGTGTCCATATTTGGATCGATAATATGCTTTAAAATCGGGGGATTTCAATACATCACTAAATTCTTTTATTTTAGGGTCATTCTTATGAGAATGATAATATTCCCCAGCAGCTTTGGCCCACATATTTACTTTACGCGAGCGTCTTCCACCCTTTTTTATTGGTTGTTGTTGTTCTACTACGCCGGTTTCTTCCATAATATATACATAGAATGAGATATTATAAACCATCGCATAAATAAAATGGCATTTCGTAGTAGATTCAAAATGTAATACGAAGTGCACCAGTATAACAAAATGTTTTCAACCAGTAGGTATCGAAGAAGAGGAGGAGGAGGAGGATGCCATCAGAACAATTTGTTCTTCCATGGATAGTTTTTGAAATATCAAACAGTCATCAAAATAAATGCTAAAGAATCGGTTCATATTATTTTTACATAATAATTTGACCCCTTTGTTCTCTATTTTTACGTCCATTAATATCCCACCGTTGGTTAATGAACCTCCTGATCGTTTTATCCACCGAACTAATCGCCCCAATCGAAGGTCACATAAACGGTCAATCACTTGATATCCAGACAAACGCAAACATACTTTTTCAATATCCGGACAAGAAATTGTTTGTAAAGCTTCTAAAATCTCTTTGGATAAATCCTCCACCGTTTTATTTTCTAGAAAATGTTTTTCATCTATTTTATCTAAAAGAGTATCCACGTCAATCGTAGAGAACAGGGTAGGGTCTTCTCTCGCTTCTTTTATTAACCCCTGTATTCCTGACATTACTAATAATATAAAAAAAGAATATCTTTATATTATTTCATCCCATTCAAAATACGACATAATTCCCTTTATGACAACTCCATCAAATGGCATTTTGGACATCGCGTGTAAAAACCAGAAACAACACTAATAATACTTCTCTAACTATTACTTTATATTTGTCATAAACAGCAATTGTTTCGAATTTATCTTGTCCTTGATTATATTTATATTGTCCGTATAAGACAACGGCAATAACGGAAAACATCCAAAGATTTTGCGAATGAAAATTCGATATTTCCAATAAGGTTCTCTCTAAGGATAATTCCGCGGATAAATGAGAAAGAAACGAACTACCGATGGCTCTACTAACCACCATACGTTCTAAATTCGTGAGTTGAGGTAAAAACAGTTTATAAAGCATTTTTATATCAACCGGTTAATCATAAGGATTATAAATCGATTTTGTTATTTTCGGTGTAGGTGTCACAAAGGTATTATATGCTTCTATTATAACTACATTTAATAATAAGAAATTGGCACAATAAAAGATAATAGAACGGTCTAAACGGGTTATAACAAAATTGTCCGTAAATGGTGAGAACCTATATATCAAAAAGAGACAAACGCCGAATTGGACGAATATACTCAGCTTTTGTAAATAGGTTTCATCGATAAAAACGATACCAAAAAATACGCCCAAATATGCCAAATGAATAAGAATAATAATCAACGAAAATAAATAAGCTCGTTCCATTTTTATAATATAATCATATTATTCCTTTATGAAATATCGATGTAAAAATGGGGAGAACATAAAAACATATTATGAATGATTATAATGATTGCCAACAAATATAAACAAGGCGAAGAAATTCGAAGAGGCGCTTTTGGCGCTATTTTTAGAGGCACATATGAAAAAACGGGCGAGAAAGTTGCTATAAAAACGGATTTGAACCAAGCCTCCTTGAAACACGAAGTCCGAATGATTAATTATTTATATAATGCGGGGGTTCGCAAAATCCCTAGTATTTATTGGTTCGGTAATTATTTAGCCCAACCTTGTGTCGTGATGACCTTATACGAATGTTCTCTTTATGACTACCGCCTGAATGGTGTGCCGACAGAGGAGAAAATGGCGAAAATAATGTGGAAAATGCTCGAAATAATAGAGAACATTCATCAAAAGTTTGTCGTTCATAGAGATATAAAACCGCATAATTTTATGATTAAAGAAGGCGAAATTTATTTGATTGATTTTGGATTAGCCACTTTTTATATGGGAGAAGATGGACTACACGTGCCGAATGTTCCAACAGACCATATTATAGGTAGCCCTTTATTTGTAAGTTTGCGGGTTCATGAAGGTCATCGATATAGTCGGCGAGATGATTTGATTTCTTTGGGGTATGTCTATTTGTGGATGTTAGGATTATTTATAGAGAACGTTCGAGAAAAATTCGAAGGTTCTCCGCTTGCTTTGGATTATCCTGGAAATATAATATTAGCCAATCGAAAACGAGAGATAATAAAGGAATCGATGGAGAAAGGAATCAAACATTTTATCGAATATGTCTATGGTATGTTATATGATGAGGTTCCTAAATATCAAGCAACGCGTTCAGTATTTATCCTGTAGTGGCTAATGCTCCGGTAACATAACTATTAATCATATTATAGGTGGAATTTTGACCGTGAATCGATGGATTTTTTGTTTGAACTTCTACTATTTTTTCGAAATTAGAATCATTTTTTAAAGCTTGATTGAATGGACCATTAATTTGTTCTAATAAATTCAAAACGGCGGTATAATTAGAACCATAACAAGTATTGACAACACCTAAAATATCTGTGTCTGTGGCAACTCCTGATATTTGTTCAAGAATAGCACATTGGGTATTTATAGTATTGTTTTTAATAGTAGAATTAATCTGCATACTTTGCGGGTCTTTCCCTGAAAGAGAAAGTATCGAATGATTTGCTTTTTGACAATTATCGTTGGCTGTATTCGCGTAGACCTTTAATGCTCCTTGTAAATTGGTAATATCTGTAGAGGTAAGAGAACTTCCTATACCTTCCTTAAAAGGATATAACATAGAAAAAACAATAGAAACCAATAAAATAATAAATAATATTTTCAAAGTGTCTATATACGATTTTGTAGTAGCCATATACATTTAAAATATATATTTTTTAAAATTGATATAAAAAGCATCCTTTATAATTAAATATAGTTTATACTATGAGCTGTGATACTACTACTACTACTGAGAAAAAGATTGGAAATGTCAAGTGGTTTAATAATAAGGCTGGTTATGGTTTCATTACTATGGGAGAAAATACTGGTTCGCCACAGGATATTTTTGTTCATTATACTAATATCAGTGTTGGTTCGGAGCAATATAAGTATCTAGTTCAGGGGGAGTATGTCGAGTTTGATTTGACTCCTACTCCAGAGGGTGCTCACGAATTCCAGGCAACGAATGTCACCGGTATTCAAGGAGGTGCTACTCTTTGTGAGCGTCGCAGACAGTCTCGTGAGGCGGCAGATGAGGCAGAGGATGCGGCCCCACAGCGTCTAACTCGTCAGTCTTCGGCTCCCACTCGTAGACCACCTTCAAAGCGTCCACAGAAGTCGACCCCACAGGAGGTGGATGAGGAGGGATTTCGAACGGTCAAGAGAAAGCCTGTGGCTAGAAAGTAAATTCCATCCCGATTTATGCCCCCCATTTATCTCTCTATTTAATTTATGAAAAAAAAATATAAATATAGATTCAAATCTATATTTATAGATGACAGATAATATTCCAGCAAATGTCAAAAAGATGGAATTGGCAATACAATCTATGGAGGAAACGATAAAACAAAACAAACAAGTGATTCAAATTATGGAGAAACAATTTCAACAATTTAAAAAATTCGCAAATTCTTTTATCATACAATCTAAAAAAACACACGAAAAAAAACCGAGAAAGCCATCGGGGTTTGTATTGCCTGTTCCTGCTTCCCCCGAATTATGCCAATTTTTGAATATTCCAGAAGGTTCGGAGGTTTCGAGAACAGAAGTCACCAAACATATTATTGCATACATTCAAGAAAAGAATTTGTTTCATCCTGAAAAGAAAACTCTCGTGGTTCCTGATGAGGCGCTCACTTATTTATTGGGCCCTATGGTAGATTTAGATACATTAACTAGATTTACTATCCAAAAATATATGAATCGCCATTTTCTATCCAAAAATATTTTATAAAGAACCTGACTCTTATTGTCATAAAGGGGATTATTATCAATATTCCTTTATGACATTTTTAGAACTCATTTGACACACCTTATTACAATTTCTCAAAGAAATATATATGAAATATATTTCTTTGTTACAATTCCTGAATATTTTTTCGAGAACAGAACCGCCACCGACTTTTTCAGAATGGATAAAGACGGCACACGTCAGGTCGGATAAAAAAATAGTTTCATTAGAAGCCTATCAAAAAGCCAGAGGAATTACAAGAGAAAATTTGAAAATGATTTACGACCATATTTTAAACAAAGAAGATTATTTAACCCGATTTTATAAAATTTCTTTAGACCCCTGTAAAATTACACAGGTGAATCGCTCTAAATGTTCTCTCTCTTCTCCTGATATATCCATCTTAGATGCCCCTATGCCACGTGCGAATTTAAACAATAACGCCAAAGTCCAATATAAGAACGTCATTCGAAATCTCCATATTCGCGATATTTTACAGAGAACCAAATCTGGATGGTCGGGTCTACCCTCTTTTTTAGATGTTCTTCTCGACCTTTATAAACGCAATATCATCGATTATAAAATTTTGACACCCAGCGCGCTCCATTACATAAAAGGGGGCAGAATCGGTAGCGTTTTTTCGTCTTTTTATTTTCGCGCTTCTATTATGAATCCCTATTTGGTTTTCTCTTTGAATGAAAATGTTCTCCAAGGCACGCGGATTTTTACACCTACTTTAGGCTGGTCGTCTTATGCTTATGGATTTGCTGAATCCCCGAGAACACTAGAATATGTCGGTTGTGATGTCATTCCAGGAGTCTGTCAAAAAACCGCTAATTTACTCGAACTTTATCCCCGTATAAAAACGGATTTTTACTGCCAACCATCGGAAACATTATCTACCAATAAATCCTTTATGACAAAATATAAAAACCATTTCGATATTGTTTTTTTCTCTCCTCCCTATTATGAATTAGAAATGTATCCTGGTGAGAACCAGAGCACATCCACATATAAAAACTATAATGAATGGCTCGTCGGTTATTGGGCTAAGACCATCGATATTTGTCATTATGTTCTCCAAAAAGGGGGGAAATTATGTTATATTTTATCTTCCGGTGGAGGAGAGAATACCTCCGCTGATATTTTAAAAGATATGAATGACATTACTAAAAAAAGATTCCAATGGAAAACGACCCTACCTATGTATAATAAAAACGTCCATGTAACCGCTAGTTCTCATCGTGAAACCGCAGAAAAAATCGTTATTTTTATGAAAGTATAATACCCTTTTACAAAATGTCATATAAATGGTTTATATACTATTGTTGAAAAAGAAAGTCAAAAACCCTTGAATTCCAGCGAATGTTATCATAACCATAAAAATCAATAGGAACTCTGGGCCAGTTGGCCATTCAAAATTCAGGTTGTTTCTTCTTCCAATATTATAGTGTATCATATTTTCAGTCATATTGACAAAAATATATACAATAAAAGAAATAAGAATTAAATGGACATTTTTACCAGTTAAAATATACATATAGTATCCTTATATATTTTACCTACATTTTATCTTTCATAAAATTGACCGACATAATTTACAAATGAAAGAGAACATACCTTTGAAACAAATATGGAACCACAATACGAATTATCCCCTTTAGAGCTGTTTTATCAATTGGTCGACCAATTTAGAGAACACGGCCCCGATTTCGTTCGTTCTAGAGTCGAGAATGAATTTGAACCTGGCACTTTACATAATCTTAGCGGGTTTGGATACGCCGAATATAATCCGCAACAAACTCTCAGGCTAGGTCAAATAGAGCATATTATTGAAACCGTTCGGGTTCATTCTGGGAATGAAAAAGAAACTACGTGTTTGTTTTGTGGAGAACATACACATCTTGTAGATTCTTGTTGTGACCCTAGAATCGGCGAAACGTGGCAACAATTATTAGAAGAAGTCAATCAAGATGATTTAGAAGACGAAGATTTTGATTCTGTTATGGCGATGTTAGAACACGAAGTCAGTCGCGAAATGTTGATTACATTAAGCGTCCAATACGGCAAGGGACATTTTATGGAAAAACTTTCGCTACATAAATATCGAATCATTATTGCTATTAAACAATTTATCGAAGAATTAAGGACCAATCAACCGAATATATCCTTTATCGATTCTTCTACTCAATGTTCTGTTCATCTAAATGAACGAAGTGCTATAGAAGATACTTTTTGTCAGGAGTGCCCTATTTGTTACAATGAAGATTTGAAAACGATTCAAATGTCAACCCTTGGATGCCAACACCAATTCTGTCGGCCTTGTTTGGTAACACATATAGAAAAAAATCCATTTAAATGCCCTATGTGTCGAACTCCAGTAAACCAAATTGTTACCAGACAACGCGAAGATTATGACGCATTATGTGCGGTTCTAACCGCTCGTGTATCCAACAACAATAGCGAGGATGATGATAATGATAGTGTGCCTGAGTTGGATTATAATGACGAGAATGATGAAAACATACTTTTTGACGAGGATGTAGAAGAAATAATTACTACTAACATATATAATAACGGCTCTCTTTATATGAATATTTTCCCTATACAATATCACAACACCATCAGCACACTCGATTATTATGTGAATAATGAATAAAATCGATTGAATTTGTCATAAAGGAAATATATTCACAACCCCCTCTCTTCCTGTGAAAATGCTATATCCCTTTATTCGTATTACTAGAAAAACTGTGAAATCCATTACTATGAAAAACAAACAAAAATATACCATTCAAAAACGCAAGTTCTCTATAATGCCTCCACCGAATGAAGACAATAGTATATGGATTATTTTCGGCGTAGGGATAGCGTTGACTATTATGAAAGGACGCAATAATCCGCCACCCGTCGAACCAGAATTATCATAATATTTTCCTTTATGACAATAAAAATGATATATATATATATAAAATGGAAAGAGGTCTTATGATGTTGGTCCATTCGGTCATTATTGGCCTAATTCTTTTTCTTTTGATGCGTTTTGTTTTAGGACAATCGGTTTCTGTTGCTGAAGACCGAAGTATTCTAATAGGTGCTATTGTTCTCATTTATATGGTTCTTTTCGGCCATCGATTACCTGGAAGTATCAACCGAAATGTTGCCATATTTTAGGAATATATATCTATTCTGTCTGAAATATATTCCAGACAGAACGAAATAATTACGGCGGACTTGTCGCTCGAGAACGCCCCTTTTTTTTAACCTGCTTACTTTCTATTGTCGGCAGGACTTTCTCATCGTATTTCTCTATGGTTTCAAGAATCGTTGTAGGATATTCCATATCGCGCAAGACTTTCACAGCACCTTGGACCGTCGAAACACCGGGTTCAATTCTATATGTATATTCAATTTCGCCATCAGGAAGAAGCCGTGCCAACATTTGCCAGTTCGATATCCTATCTTTGGCCTCCCAACGAGAACATATATCGACATAATGCGTTGTCAAAATAAAATCAACATTATTCCTTTGTGACAACCACGATAAGAAAGCATACGCGGATTTCGACGCTTCTGCCGGATTCGTCCCCGAATAAAGTTCGTCGAAAATACAGAAATGACGTTCTCTCATTGGTGCTATGATAACAGCATCGATAATTTCTTTACATCTTCTCGATTCCGCTTGGAATAAACTATCTCGTCCAGAAGTATCCGGAATATTCAAATAGGAATGAATATGTGTATAAGGCGTGAGCAAACACTCTGAATAAAATCCGCATCCAAACTGTTGTGTAAAAATAACATTCAAAATAGTGGTTTTCAAAAAAGTCGTTTTACCGCCTGCGTTCACGCCAGTCACAACCATATTACTAGAAAGGTCGATTGAATTTGTCACAAAGGATTGATTGACTAAGGCTGGATAATATTGTTCCTTTATGACTAATCGAGAGGTGTCTTCTTCGTCATATTGAAACGAGAACTTTGAAAATGCTAATCGGCCTTCGGTTATGTTCTCATAAATTCCTTTCAAATTCTGTAAATATCCGTGGAAAGAAAAAGAATATTTCAAAGCGTTACCATAAGCGCGATTCGAATACATTTCATAATAACAACCTAGCAATCCGCCTATTTCGGCGATTTTCCCCAAAGAAGGTGTGAAAGGGCGAACACTCGAGATATATTGGCCTAATTCAAGTAGGTTCTCTCGATGTTCGTCTAAATCTTTTCCAAAAGCGTGATATGTCTCGAGAGGCTGAATAATATTCTGAAAAGTTTCCATTTTTTCGACGGTATAAGCGATATATTTTTGCATGGCACAAATTTGCCGATTTATTTTTTCGATATTTGAATAAAACCGTATACACATCATATAATTCTGGTAAATCTGATAAAGATAAAGCCCAATAAGAATGAGTAAATACATCAGGTTTTGTGCGTTAAAGTTCTCCGCACTACTTATCATTTTCCCAATAAAATGGTTTCGACTGATATCTTTGAGAACCGAAAAATACATCGAAAAAGTAATAGGATGGCCTTGAAGCCGAACTATAAAAAAGGGCATCAAAAAGAGGATAAAAGGGATTAAAAAGGAGAGAACAGGCGAAGCCATATTGACAATACTGATGGATTGTAAAAAACTGGGCAGTTTATTCACCCATCGTAATATATCCAATTCCATATAGGAATATCTTTCTAAGAATTCGGGGTCTTCTTTTACATCCCTCCAAATCGTTTTCATTTCATCATAATCCGGTGAGGTAATATTCATAGATTCCCCCACTTCTTTACATACAATTTGGGAGTCTTTCAAAAACTCAATATTTGTAGTATAAGACCGGCTCCATAAAGGAATCATATTCTCTTCAAATGGGGTTTTAGGATTTAATAAATATGTATACATCGTATTCGAAGAGGGGTCAACACCAGCTAATTCTAAATCGGTAGCAACCGTATCAGAAAGTCTATGAATATCGCCACTAGGAAGATAATCGACGGGTAATCGAAATTCGGCATCTTCTAAAGAAGAGTTCTCTGGATTAGACGACGACTCCAAAAAAGGACAGAATATCGACATTTTTTTATATAGATATTTATTCTTTTTTATTAAAACGCATTTTCTGGCTATATATAAAATGGACCGAATTCAATGGACGATTTTTATTGCTCTTTCTATTCTCCTCGTCATAAGTATATATTATATTTACCTTTATGACAAACCGAAAGAGGCGTTGACAAATAGTTCTCTAGAAAGATATATTGAGCGATTTAATGATAAGGACCATCGCAAATTCCCCTTTCGATATTTCACAGATGGAGATGATAATGTTCTCCCAATTGTCGCTGTAACAGGATTTTTTCGTGGGAAAGATGCCGAAGATTTATTCCATGAATATAAATCAAAAGGAGTTTATATTTTTGGAATCACCGCTTATAAATCATTCCCTAATAGAGAACTGATGGATAAATCAGAAGGGGAATATGAAAGAACAGATACATTTAATTATGTAAGTGAAATTCGAGATTGGCTCTGCTGTTTCCGTTCTAAAGAAGAATATGGATTTACGAGTTGGAATCAAACCGCTGATATTAGCGAATCCGATTTTTATAACGCGGAAGAAGAAGGTCAAGAGGTTCGTAAAAAATACGATTTTATTTATATTTGTAATAAAGATGATGATAGTTGCCCGATGGATGGGTGGAATGCTTTTAATAGGAATTTCGAATTGGCGAAAAAATGTTTTCCTGTGATGTGTCGCGAATTTGGATTGAAAGGCCTTATTGTTGGTCGTACTTCTTGTGGATTAGAAGATGAATATAATCCGGATGAATTGGAGGTAGTTGGATGGTTAGATTGGTTTAAATTACAGGAAAAAATGAGGCAATCGAAATTTTTATTTGTCCCGAATGTCTATGACGCATCTCCTAGAGTAATTGCCGAATGTTTGACGAAAGGGGTAGCAGTATTAATGAATAAAGGAATTTTATGCGGATTTAAATATGTAACTTATGAAACGGGCGAATTTTTTACCAATGAAGTGGATATAAAACCCGCTCTCACGAATTTATTGAATAAACAATATAAAATCTCGCCGAAAAAATGGTGGGCAGAACACTATAGTCAAGAAAAATCGCAAAGAAAACTCCGCGATTTTATTGTGAAAAATAATCCGAATGTTCTCCCTTTGGATGTCAAAAAGGTCAAATTTATACTTTAACCCCCGAATCCTTCTTCAAATATTTTCCTTTATGACAATCTTGAGAACCCTTTTCAAATATTTTCCTTTATGACAATCTTGAGAACCCTTTTCAAATATTTTCCTTTATGACAATCTTGAGAACCCTTTTCAAATATTTTCCTTTATGACAATCTTGAGAACCCTTTTCAAATATTTTC